ATATGGTTGCCGCAGGTAATCTTACTGCTTATTCAGACCCACGATTAAAAGATGTTATAGGTAAAATAGAAAGTCCTATCGAAAAACTAATGCAACTAGATGGTGTTGATTTCACATGGAAATCTGGCATTGCTCATACGGAATGTAAAGCAGGTACTAAGGACATTGGTGTTCTTGCTGATCAAGTTGAAGCTGTGTTTCCTGAAATAGTTTCTGAGTCAATTGAAATCGATGGCGATTCATATAAAACTGTATCATATGATAAACTAGTGGCCGTGTTGATAGAAGCCGTAAAAGAACTTAACTCTAAAATTAAGGTATTGGAGAATAAGTAATGCCTATTGCTTCGTCTGGTACATTGTCTTTTACAGACATACAAACGGAAATGGGCGGCACAAACCCTATTTCTATATCTGAATATTATGGAAAAGATTCTCAGATACCTTCATCGGGTGCAATTAGTGCTAATCAATTCTATAGTGCTCAGGGTCCACAAACACTAACGATATCGATGGGTTCAAATTTTAATCTCGCAGCCAATGGCGCTTTTGCCGCACTGGATTCTACTGGCGAGATTGTTGTGACCTTGACTAGCAATGCATACGGCACATCATCGAGCAATTGGGCATTCGACACGGGCAATCTCGCCAATCATTGGAAAGTTACAATTCAACTTAATGGTTTTGTTCAGGGAGCTCAAGGCGCACAAGGAGCAGGCGGTACATCATCATCAGGAGGCAACGGCGGGCCAGGTGGTCCTGGTGCAATCTTTAGAGGGTCTACAACTCGAAATAATCTTTTTGTGTATAATAACAACTATATCGCCGCGGGTGGCGGTGGCGGTGGCGGCGGTGGAAGAATCAGAGTTATCGGCTCTCATGTGCCCGCATACAATGAATTTGTTCCAAAAGGAGATGATGGCACGGGTTCTCATTATATTTATCATCCATGTGCGAACGGTGGATATGCATATGGAAATGGTGGTGCAGGTGGATACGGAGATGGCGGTAACATAGCTCTATCAACGTCAGGTGCAGCTGGGTCATATGTACTAGAAGATTCGTGTTCTACCACAACTGGCAGAAACGGGGGCACTGGTGGAAATGGCGGAGCGCTAGGTGCTGGGGGTTCTTCAGGCGCTGCAGCGACTTGGTCCGGTGGTGGCGGTGGCGCTAGCAATACTGCAATATACCGCACAGGAAATGTTTCATTCCCATCTGGGTTAGGAACATATCACGGTGGCCTTGTATAAATAATGATACACACACAGAAGAGGATAAAATCTACAGATCGTAATGTGACGATCATAGGATTTTATCCGTGGACTGAATGTCTTAATGTAGATATGAAACTTCGTTTTGAAACTCATTATCTGGCATTGACATTTTGTTATGGAGTTTCAGGACAGTTAATAGACCACCCAAAAGAAGCGCAAATATACGGGAATCGACCTGTGGTGGCAATACAAGAAGTTGTTGCAGGGGATGAATCAACGTCTTTGATTGATTTTGAGCATCCTAGAGATGCGGTATATATAGTAGGTAATTCACGATACCGATGGCCCAGTGAACATTTTGTAGTAACAAGTAAAGTACACATACCTACTGGAAATCCAGAACACCCTATGTATGGAGACCAGGCACTGGCCGTGGCAATGTATGACAAATTTAACAAAGAGAGAGAATCATGATACAATACGACAGTTTTAAAGTTGTAGGAACAGATGCAAGTACCGCGACTATGCTTTTAGAATGGCATTCGTCTTCAAATGCAGAAGTTACACTTTTAAGAAACCATGCTATACCACTTGAAGCTGAACAGAATGAGTGGACTGAAGAACAATACAGAAAATATTTCTTAACCGAAGTTTCAGACGTGCCCTCAGTTCCTGAATGGGCAACAGAAGAAGTAACGGCTGAACTGATAGCTCGAAAAGGTCTGCCTCTTTAGATATAAGGCATTTAATGAATTACTTCTTTATAATAACATCTAATCGATATAAATAGATAGGTATAATAATATAACTTAACTAAAGTGAACTAAATGAAAACGTATGATATAATTAACGCAAAGGGTACATTGGAAAAACTGTCCGCGATGGATTTACCATTGCCTGCAGCTATCAAGTTGTCGAAGAATGTAGTCGAAGTCAATGAAGTGTTTAAGATGTTCGAAGAAAAGCGACAAGCATTGTTCGTCGCGTATGGTGAAGCAGATGAAGATACAGGTAATACCAATATCAAAGAAGAGAATATGGACACGTTTCAAAAGGAATTAAACGAAATGTTATTTTCAGATATCGATATCGACGTTAAAACTCTTGATGTTGAATCTTTAAGTAATGACATTAAACTTTCAGCCAATGAACTAAGTTCGGTATCATGGCTATTTAAAGATATGTAAATATGGCAATTGTAAAAAACTTAACGATAGATCAAGGCTCTACATTTTCTGTAAAGATTACAATCACAGGTAGCGATAATGAGGTATATGATCTCACAGGTTATGGTGTTCCTACTGCTCAGATTCGAAAAAATGCAGAATCGTCTACTATAACTCAAGCTATGACTTGCATGATACCCGAACCTACATTAGGTTATGTGATCATGACACTAACCGATGAACAATCTGTTACTATTAAAGCCGGAAGATATATGTATGATATGGTAATCGAAAGTAGTTTTGGTGAAAAGTACAGAGCAGTCGAGGGTATAGTAACGGTATCAGCTGGCGTTACTAGATAATGACCAAAAGGTTTTCAGATGTAAAGATATCCGCTACCAAGGTTATAAAATCTAAGGTAAAATCTCTTAATCCTTTTAGCAGTATAAAGGTTATGGGTGCGGGTTTTAGATCTATTAGTTTTGCCGATGGGTTTGATATATCGGAAGCATTTGCGATCACAACTATAAAACCCTTTGCTGAAATATTAACATCCCCTACCGATGATTTTAGTTATATAGCGAATTTCGTAAGATCGCCTACAGAAACTCCGGTTGCAACCGATGCATTATCATTAGACATATCGGTATCATTATTATATGATACGGTATCGTTACCTGAATTCATTACATTATCGTTGGATAAACCATTAACCGATACAGTTTCCAACGAAGACTCGTTATCCGTACAGTTTATCAAATCTCTTGAAGATCAAACAGGTACTTCAGATCTTTATCAAAAGGCAGCGCTCTTCAATAGAGAATTTGTAGATGCGATTGCCAGTGTAGATTCAACTAGCTTTATCACAACAAAGAATCCCTTCGAGGCGCCAACCGCGTCTGATTCAACTAGCTTTATCACAACAAAGAATCTCTTCGAGACGCCAACCGCGTCTGATTTGATGGACTTTGTTGTAGATTTTAATCGTATATTTGCTGAAACTAATGTAATCGACGACACCATAGCGAAAGAATTTACTAAAAGCACATCAGACAACACATCAACATCAGACGCGATCAATCTTGATTCTATTAAAGCTCTTGGTGATTCTCAATCTTTGGCCGATTCGATATCATTCGATTCTATAAAACCACTGAGCGATATTTCAATCGCGGCTGATGTTGTTGATATAGTAATAGATTTTAATAGAGAGTTCGCGGATACTTATGGTTTTGGTGACTTGGTCACACTTGCGTATGGTACGATATTTACGGAAACAACTGGTGTCGGTGATAGCACGGTCTTTGATTCTACAAAGGTAATTTCTAACTCCTCAGTTACAACAGACGCAATTAACTTTAATATATTTAAAGTTCTTGAAGATGCGGCAAACGTAGAAGATTTGATTGGTGTACCAGACGGACTTACTTGGCAATACAATAAAGCTTCGGGTGAAATTTCCCAGGCCAGTGATGTTTTTGCTAGAATATATTTATCATTCAGAACATTTACTGATACAACACCATTGACAGACACCACGACCTTTGATTTATCAAAGGTGTTTTCTGATTCATATTCCGTGGGTGATGTATCCACTTTTGAGTTTGATGCATTCAGAACAATAGATGAAACAGCGGTTAGTGCCGATACCTTTGTGTTTAATTATAATAAGATATTAGGTGAAACAGCAACGTCTACAGATACCTCTATCTTTGATTTGTCAAAGGTGTTTTCTGATTCGCCTTCCGTGAGTGATGTATCTACATTTGAATTTGGTGCGGCTAGAGGAATAGATGAAACGGTTGGTGTTGGTGACCAATGGACATTTGGTTATAGTAAAATATTAGACGATACATCAACGTCTGCAGATACTTCGATCTTTGATTTATCGAAGGCAGTTTCTAACTCGTCAGCGGCGAGTGATGTATATAATTTCGACATATCTAAATTGATGGAAGACGAAGCTACATCGGGAGACTTGGTTTCACTAAATTATGCAACTATATTTACGGATACTTCACCTACTACAGAGAATGTATCCCTAATATTCGCCACCGAATTTTCTCATTCTACCGGCTCATCAGATAATATAGTTCTATCTTCGACCTATATATATGATGATGATGCAGGTTCGTCTGATGCAGGTTCTTTACACTCACAAGGTTATGGAATTGATTACTTCGCCGAAGAATACGTTGGAGTTACAAGATCGTTTTGATATAAATAACCTTATCATAACACACAAAAGAGATTTTAAAAATGATTAACGAAACAATTACCGTATCAGGTAGATTACAAATGGTTTTAACTGGACCTGACGGAACGGTTAAAGAAGATAAAACTATCAATAATTTGGTCGTGACAACAGGCAAGAATTTCATTGCTTCGCGTATGATTAATGACCAGGCCACAACTGCAATTATGTCTCATATGGCGTTAGGTAGTGACAATACTGCTGCTATAGTTGGACAAACTGCATTGACAACAGAACTTGGAGCACGAGTTGCTCTTGCTGATGCTGTTAGTGGTGCTGAAGTTACTTATACTGCTACATTCGGTGCTGGTGTTTCTACTGGCGCTATCGTAGAAGCAGGAATCTTTAATGCTTCTTCTAGTGGCACAATGGCATGTAGAACTGTATTCAGTGTAGTCAACAAAGGTTCTGATGACACATTGGCTATTACTTGGAATGTTACGATTACATAATAGATTATGTCTACTATAATCACTAGAAGTGGTAAAGGATCTTTATTAACTAATACTGAGATTGATGATAACTTTACCAATTTAAATTCTGACAAAGTTGAAACGTCAGCTATTGGTACTGCGGCCGCGAAGGACACAGGAACAACTAACGGAACTGTTCCTCTAATTGGAGCGGGTAATATTTTACCCGCGGCAATACTACCAACATCTTCTTTAGCAGGACTTACAGATGTTGGTAGCGCGGCAATAACCAATAAGTATGTGTTAGTAGCTGATGGTAGCGATTATACAGGTCGATTATTAGTAAAAGCCGACGTATCTGATTTTTCAGAAGGTGATTATGCCACTGCAGCACAAGGAATATTAGCGGCCGATGCCCTGCCGAAATCTGGCGGTACAATGACGGGTGCTATAACAACCAATTCTACATTTGACGGTAGAGACGTAGCGGCTGATGGTGCGATACTAGATGCTATATCAACAAATTATGACCCCATTGGCGCTTCCGTAGCAATGGCAATAGCTCTAGGAGGCTGAACAAATGGCTAATACATTTAAGAACGCAGGCATTGCAATTGGTACATCACGCACCACTTTGTATACTGCTCCTGCCAACACTCAATCTGTAATACATGCATTGTATATCTCCAATATCGATGGTGTTAATGACGCAGATGCAACTATTGAGGTGACTACCGACGGTGGTTCCACATATTTCCATATCGCCAAAACTGTACCCGTACCTGCAGACGCTACTCTTTTACTTGACAAACCAATTAACCTAGAAGCTGGTGACATTATCGGACTCACTGCATCTGTTGCAGGAGATCTTGAAGTGTTCGCGTCCATACTTGAAATTACATAGGGGGATTTATGGCTTATATAGGTAATGTCGGTGCTTTTGATAGTGTAGATACAGAACAGATAGTAGATGGTGCGGTAACCAATGTTAAGATAACTGATGTTGCCTCTAGCAAAGTGACTGGTTTAGATACTGCAATCTCTACAGCAGTATCCGACTTAGTTGCAGGGGCGCCCTCGACACTCGATACCCTCAATGAACTAGCGGCCGCACTTGGCGATGACGCCAACTTTGCTACAACCGTTACTAACAGTATTGCTGCCAAGTTACCACTAGTGGGTGGTACGATGACGGGTAATATTGCCACGGCAGGTATTTCATCAGTAACCGCAGGAACATCCAATTTCGTCGCGGGTGTCAATGCTGGTAATTCAATCACTGTTGGCGGTGATTACAACACCGTGATTGGTGATGAATCTGGTACCGCAATTACAACGGGTGATCAAAATGCTGCTGTTGGGTATCAGAGTTTAGCTGGCACTACCACAGGTAGGTGGAACACCGCCATCGGTTATCAAACCTTGATGGCAAACACCACGGGAAACGGAAATACCGCAACAGGTAGCGGTACAATGGCAGCCAATACTACCGGTACTACTAATAGTGCCTACGGTTGGGGTACGCTGGCCGCCAATACTACCGGTTCGAACAATCAGGCGTTTGGGGGCTATTCCTTACAGAATAATACATCTGGTTCTTTTAATACTGGTGCCGGCTTATACGCCTCGGCCTTCAATACTACGGGATATAACAACACCGCTGCGGGTTACGCATCTTTATTCAGAAATACTACGGGTAATCACAATATAGGTATAGGCTCCGATGCTGGTGACAACATCACCACGGGTTCAAATAATATCATACTTGGTTCTGGTGCGGATGCCGGTAGTGCTACCGCTGACTACCAGTTAAACATTGGAGGTTGGATTACGGGCCTGGCAGGTGCAATTACCATTCCGTCTACACTTAGCGTGGGGGGTGACGTAAGCAATACGTCTACAGGTTCTGTCCAAGTATCACAAGGCACGACGGCACAACGACCAGCAGGAACGGATACGGGTCGTCTCAGATATAACTCTACAGAAGCCGCGTTTGAGGGTTATACCTCTGCAGGATGGGGCGAGATTGGTGGAGGAGGTCCATCACTGGGAACTGACTCGGTGATACGAACTAACGCAAAAGTGATTGCTGAAAACATCACCTTTGCTGGAACTGAAAATGGTTCTAGCGTCGGGCCCATTACAATTAATAGCGGGTACACTGTAACTGTGGAATCTGGCTCAACTTGGGTAATACTATGAGTTTAATCATTAAGAATAGCAACGGGGGAGGTATCGCATTAGATAGTACAACTACTTCTAATGAGACGTTAACACTTCCTACTGGCGGCGGTACGCTGGCTGATACAGGCTTGACGAATGCCTTGACTACCAGAGTTAATGCCGTTGGTGGACGTAAGAATCTTATTATCAACGGTGGTATGACGGTCAAGCAGCGTGGAGATAGTCATTCAACAGAAGGTTATGGCTCTTTAGACCGTTACACTATAGGTTTATCAGGTGGGAGTGCAACAATGAGCCAAGAGGATTTAACACTTGGTCAGAGTGACATTCCTTCGCGTTTCAGACATTACATGAAGTTGAACTGTACAACAGGCAATAATAACTGTGGCTTCTACCATCACATTGAATATCCAAGTGAGCTAGAGGGGGCATACACCTTGTCTTTTTACGCTAAAGGCACAAACCCAGCAGCGGGTAATTTTGCCCTTAGTGTCCAGAGTTCCTATGGGTCGGGTGGCTCTGGTGGTGTTAATCCGTATGATGACACTCTTACGATTACCTCTAGTTGGCAGCGTTTTACGATTGCAGTTACTTTCCCCTCTCTAACGGGCAAAACTGTAAATGATTCTGATGGTTCAACAGCGATAAACGTAAGACAAGGAGGGTCTGATACTGGAACGGCAGCATGGGCTTTAGACATAACAGGTCTTCAACTAGAACTAGGCTCAGTCGCCACTGACTTTGAGCATCGCAGCTACGGTGAAGAACTGGCGTTGTGCCAGAGGTATTACTGGAAGGATATATCAGCGATATGGCGTAGTGTGATATTAGATGGGGGCGGTGCTTATCCCACAGCCTTTGTTACCCATCCAGTACCCATGAGAGCAACCCCAACAGGCTCATTCCCAACCGCAGCATCGCTCTACTATAACAATGGTTCAACAACGGCAAACTTCACTCCTGCGGCATCCTCAATTACTACATATGGAGATACGACAAATGGAACTATTAGATTTAACGCCATTAGTAACGGCGTTGGGGCTACCCACGGCGCAAAGGTCGGAATGTGGAATGTAGCATTAGCATTTGACGCGGAGCTATAAGATGGAAAACACAACAGCATGGATAACCTCCTGCAAGATAAATAACTCTGGCTGGTCAGTTAATGGCAACCTCGGTGTACCCAACGACCCAGCGAACCGTCATTGTGCCGCTGTACTCGCATGGATTGCAGAAGGAAACACTCCTGCTCCTGAGTTTACAGATGCAGAACTAGCGGCTAACGCCCAGCAAGTAATCAACTCAGAGGCACTCGCCTACCTATCCTCAACGGACTGGCTAGTGATACGAGAGCTAGACGGCGGGACAGTCATGCCAGCAGATATCAAACAGCTTCGAGCAGAAGCAAGGGAACAGGTGATTTAGATGGCACTCGTATTAGATGGCTCAACGGGCATCACATCTGCAAACATTGCGGATGGGACAATTGTAGATGCTGATGTAGCAGATGTAGCAGCGAGTAAACTGACGGGTACGATAACCAACTTCACATCTACGGGCATTGACGATAATGCCACCAGTACGGCGATTACAATTGATTCTAGTGAGAACGTGGGTATTGGTGTTATCCCAGAAGCATGGCACTCATCTTTCACAGGGCTAGAATACGGGGCTTCTGGTGCAATATTTGCCCACAAAACTGATTCTGAATATAGTATGCTAAACAACGCTTACTATGATGGTGCGTGGAAATACAAAAATACTGCTGCGGCATCAAGAATAGCCTTTAGTGCAGGAGTAGATGTTTACACAGCAGCGTCAGGTACAGCAGATTCAGCACTAACGTGGACGGCTGCCATGGCTATTAATACCTCTGGAAACGTGGGTATTGGTGTAACTCCACAAGCAACGCACTCCACTCACGATGCGCTGTATGTGGGAGGGAACGGTGTTTGGGGTAGCTATGGAACACAAGGCGCTAGTGGTGAAATGGACTTCCAGCATAACGCCTATTACTCTACGGGGGGTAATGACAAATATATATCAACAGACGAGGCTAGTAAATATAGGCAAGGTGGGGGTAAACACACCTTCTTCACAGCCCCATCAGGCTCAGCAGGTGCAGCGATAAGCTGGACTGAAACCATGAGAATAGACTCCTCTGGAAACGTGCTTATTGGTACTACTTCATCCTCTTTTCCCTCTGACGGCTTCCAATTTCTTTCAACTAATGTAGCTAATTTTAGTAGATCGAGCGGTGTTGGTATTAACATGAATAGGGCTGGTAGTGATGGTCAAACAATAGCCTTCCACAAGGCTGGTGGTTATGTAGGCCATATATCCGTAACAGCGTCAGGCACATCATACACCAGTAGCTCAGACTACCGCCTAAAGACTGACGTTCAACCAATGACGGGAGCTATAACTACCTTCAAGCAACTCAAGCCAGTGAACTTTGCGTGGCTAGTTGATGGTACTCGCACAGACGGATTCCTAGCACACGAGCTACAAGAAGTAATCCCAGCGGCAGCCACAGGCACTAAAGACGCCATGCGTGACGAAGAGTACGAGGTCACACCAGCGGTCGAAGCAACCCTTGATAACGAAGGCGTAGAGCTTACGGGAGCAGTTGAGGCCGTCATGGGTACTCGATCAGTCCCAGACATGCAGGGCATCGA